CAATATCGTAATAGGAATTGGAATGGAGAGATCCACCTATTCGATATGAGAACAAAGAAGATATATGTAGGATTGTTAGATAAGATTATTGCTTTCTGCGATAGACACGATTACACATATAAGTTTGCTGATAATGAATACTACGGCACTCCCTTTGAAGTAAATGATGGGATATCATATGAAGGTGTCAAAGATTATATGGGTGCTATTTGCAATCATCAACCCAGAAAGTACCAAATTGAGGGAGTATACGATGCCTTAAGACATAATAGAAAGCTATTGATATCACCCACTGCTTCAGGAAAATCTTTGATGATTTATTCTCTTGTAAGATATTACGTTGACAAAGGCCAAAAAATTCTTTTAGTTGTTCCCACGACATCCCTCGTAGAACAGATGTATAAGGACTTTTTAGATTATGGTTGGGATGCTGATTCATTTTGCCACCGTATATACGCAGGAAAAGATAAAACCAACGAGTTCCCAGTTACAATAACTACATGGCAATCTGTCTATAAACTAGAGAGATCCTTTTTTGAAGATTATAACGTGGTTATCGGTGATGAGGCTCACTTGTTTAAGAGTAAGTCCTTAGTATCTATAATGACAAAGTTACATCATGCTAAGTATAGATTTGGATTCACTGGAACATTAGATGGCACACAGACGCATAAGTGGGTGTTAGAGGGATTGTTTGGTCCTGCATACAAGGTGACTAGAACAGATGAATTAATGAAGCAGGGTCATCTTTCTAGATTAGATATACAGTGCCTTGTATTAAAACATCCTCCTCAGAAGTTTGATACCTATAATGATGAGATAGAATATTTGATATCACATGAACAAAGAAATAATTTTATTAAAAATCTTGCATTAGATCTAAAGGGAAACACCCTCATTTTATACAGTAGAGTAGAAGCACATGGTCAGGTGCTTTACGATTTAATAAATAATAATAAGAAGAGTGATCGAACATTGTTTTTCGTTCACGGTGGAGTAGACGCTGAAGAAAGAGAGGAGGTAAGAGAAATTACCGAGCAAGAAAACAACGCTATCATCGTTGCATCTTATGGAACTTTTTCTACTGGTATCAATATTAAAAATCTCCATAATGTTATCTTTGCCTCTCCAAGTAAGTCCCGAATCAGAAATCTTCAAAGTATTGGACGAGTTCTTAGAAAGGGAGCAAACAAAGTAAAAGCAATTCTCTATGACATAGCAGATGATTGCACCAAAAGTCAAAAGAGAAATTATACATTAAATCACTTTATAGAAAGAATCAAAATTTACAATGAAGAAAATTTTAACTATGAAATAATCACTATACAATTAAAGAAATGATAGAAGAGGATTTTTACGCTACCTTAAAACTTAACTCTGGTGAAGAAATTTTCGCCAAGGTCGCTGCGTCCGAAGAAGAAAATAGAACAATGCTTATACTTCATAGTCCTATTAAGATCTCAGAAATCAGAGGAAAGGTAGGAGTCGTTGGATATAAAGTAGAACCTTGGTTAAAAACCACTAAAGAAGATATGTTTATAATGAATCTAGATCATGTTGTAACTTTATCAGAATCATCTGATGTAGAAATGATAGCAATGTATCAAAGATTTTTACGTGATGCTGAAAAGGATAATAGTAATCAAGCAAAGATGAGTAGAAGAATGGGTTATCTAGGAAATATACATGACACTAAACAACTTCTAGAAAAGATATTTAAGAAGCCTTCTAATAATAATAGCTAAAGCGTTCCCTTCAACCCTAACAGAGTTAGTCTATATGTGATTTTATAACTTGTCAAGTCTGGATTTAAATGTTATACTATCTACATAGTAGTGACAAAGACCTATGGCAATAATTAGACCTATGGCAAAAAGAAAAAGGTCGGAGCATTATGTAAACAACAAGGAATTTCTTGCTGCCTTAATAAGGTATCGTGAGGATGTAGAGATTGCACGACTACAAGATAAAACTAAACCTGTTATACCAAGGTATATTGGAGAGTGTTTCTTAAAGATTGCAAATCATTTATCATTCAAACCAAACTTTGTTAATTACATGTTCAAAGAGGATATGATCTCTGATGGAATAGAGAATTGTGTTCAATACATTCATAACTTTGATCCTGCTAAGTCTAAGAATCCATTCGCTTACTTTACTCAGATAATACATTACGCATTTCTCCGTAGGATACAAAGAGAGAAACGTCAATTAGAAATTAAAAATAAGATTCTTGAGAAGTCAGGTTATTCAGAAGTATTTGATGATAATAATAGGATTGACGGGGACAAGTATTCAGACTATAATCAAATCAAAGATGCAGTCCATGCCAAGTTACGTAACTGATGAAGATTGCGATCATAACTGACCAGCACTTCGGGGCAAGAAAAAACTCTAAACTTTTTCACGATTATTTCCTGAAGTTTTATAATGATATCTTTTTTCCTACATTAGAGAGGGAAGGTATCACTACGGTTATTGATATGGGAGATACTTTCGATATCCGTAAGAGTATTGATTTTGGTGCATTGACATGGGCAAAGGATAATTACTTTGATCGTTTAGAGAGTATGGGAATCACTCTTCATAGTATTGTAGGTAATCATACAGCATATTATAAGAATACAAACGATGTAAACGCAGTAGATTTGTTGTTGAGAGAGTATGATAATATAACAACTTATTCGGAAACAACTTCTATAGAGGTAGGTGGATGTAATATTCTTCTTGTGCCTTGGATAAACAAAGAGAATGAAGATAAGAGTTTTAGAGCTATTAATATGTCACAAGCATCTATTTGTATGGGGCATCTTGAGTTAAATGGATTCAGGGCAACACCAGGTCATATGATGGAACATGGAATGGAATGGAGTATATTTAAGAAATTTGATAAAACATATTCTGGACATTATCACTGCCGTTCTAATCAAGAAAATATTTACTACTTAGGAAATCCTTATGAGATGTTCTGGAATGATGTCAATGATCCTAATAGAGGATTTCATTTATTTGATACAGAAACATTAGAGCATACTCCTGTTAATAATCCATATAGATTGCATCATATAATCTATTATAACGATACTGATTATCAGTTGTTTGATGCACGAGAACTAGAGAATAAGATTGTAAAGGTGGTAGTTCGTAATAAGTCAAATACTAAAAAGTTTGAAAAATTCATCGATAAGCTGTATAATGCAAATGTTGCTGAACTCAAAGTAGTAGAAAACTTTGGTCTACAAGAATCTGAAGAGTTTGAAGCATTTGAATCAGAGGACACTCTTTCTATATTGAATAGGTATGTTGAAGAATCTGAAGTCAAACTCGATAAATCAATCATTCAAAAAATGATACATGATGTTTATCGGGAAGCATGTGAGTTAGTTTAATGTTTATACTAACTGTCGAAGGCAAAGAAAGCGAAGGTGCATATTCTGTTATAGATGATGAGGGTGATCAAATCCTCTATCTATTTGAAGAAGAGGATGATGCTATCCGCTTTGCTATGATGTTAGAGGAATCAGAACATCCTCCAATACATGTGCTTGAAGTAGAAGATCAGGTTATGTTAAAGACCTGTCAAATGCACAATTATAACTACACAGTTATAACTTCTGCTGATGTTGTAATCCCACCAGAAACTGGTAATGATCTTATTTGAAACGATTCGTTGGAAAAACTTTCTAAGCACTGGAAATCATTTTAGCGAGATAAAATTCAATCAACATGCATCCACTCTCATTACAGGAAGTAATGGGTCTGGTAAGAGTACGGTATTAGATGCACTTACATTTGGTTTATTTGGTAAACCATTTCGTAAAATTAATAAGTCACAACTTATTAATACCATGAATGAAAAGGACGCAAAGGTAGAAGTTGATTTTAGTATTTCAGCAACCCAGTGGAAAGTAGTTAGAGGTATAAAACCAAATGTATTTGAGATTCATCGTGACGGTAAGTGCTTAGATCAATTTGCTAATGCTAATGATCAGCAGAAGTGGTTTGAGCAAAACGTTCTTAAGATGAACTATAAATCTTTTACCCAGATTGTTATATTGGGTTCAAGCACTTTTGTTCCTTTCATGCAATTGACTAGTTCTAATCGTAGAGAGGTGATTGAAGATCTATTAGATATTAAGATCTTCTCTAGTATGAATAATATTATTAAAGAAAAGATTCGTGGTATTAAGGATGAAGTAAATGTTCTTACTCTTAAGAAGGAATCTCTTAATGATAAAGTTGCCATGCAAGAGAAGTTCATTAGTGAGATAGAATCTCAAGGTAAGGGTAGAATAAAAGAAAACAAAGAAAAGATTACTACTCTTTTTACAGAATCTGAGAATTATGTTTCTGAGAATGAAGCATTAGAAAATGATGTATTTGATCTTACAAAACAACAAGAAGAAGTAACAGGTGCTACTGAAAAACTGCGTGAGTTTGGAAATATTAAAGGTAAATTATCTCAAAGAGTATCTACCATTACCAAAGAGCATAAGTTTTTCACAGAGCATACGGTTTGTTCTACATGTGGACAGGACATCGAAGAAGACTTCAGAATAAATAAAATTACCGATGCTCAAACTAAAGCCAAAGAGTTGCAATCTGGTTATAAAGAACTAGAAGAAGCAATTAAAAATGAAGAAGAGCGAGAGCATCAATTCACAAAACTATCGAAGGAGATTACACAACTAACGCATGGCATTTCTAAAAACAATACTAGGATTTCTGGGTGTCAACGACAAATCAGAGATCTGGAATCGGAAATACAAAAACTTACCGATCAACTTGCAGACAGAAATACTGAGCATGAGAAGTTAGCAACCTTTCAAGAAAGTTTAAAAACCACCTACGATGAGTTATCTTCTAGGAAAGATACGATAAATTATAATAATTTCATGTATGGATTACTCAAAGATGGTGGAGTAAAGACTCATATAATCAAAAAGTATCTTCCACTGATCAATCAGCAGGTAAATAGATATCTGCAGATCATGGATTTCTATACCAATTTTACATTGGATGAGGAGTTTAATGAAACTATTCAGTCTCCTATCCATGAAGACTTTTCTTATGCTTCTTTTTCTGAAGGAGAGAAGATGAGAATTGACCTAGCACTCTTGTTTACATGGAGAGAAGTTGCTAGAATGAAGAACTCTGTCAATACTAATCTATTAATCTTGGATGAGATATTTGACAGTTCATTAGATGAGATGGGAACAGAATACTTTACCAAGATTATCCGTTTTGTGATTAAGGATGCAAATGTATTTGTCATCTCCCATAAGACTGGTATGGAGGATAAGTTTGAGAACCATATCAAATTTGAAAAAGTTAAAGGATTTAGTAGGATAGGATCATGAAAGCATTAGTTACTGGGCATAAAGGTTTCATTGGAAGTCATGTCTATGATCATTTAGTAGGACTTGGTTTTGATGTTACTGGTATAGATTTTCCAGTTGATATTGGTAATTTTGCAGAGTATAGTGATCTGTATAATCCAAAATTTGATGTGGTGATTCACCTTGCTGCATTTGCTGCACTTCGAGATAGTATAGAGAACCCTAATAAGTTCTGGGAAAACAACGTAGAGAAGTCCCAACCTATCTTTGATTACTGTAGAGACAATAATGTCAGGTTACTCTATGCTAGTTCTGCTGGTGCTCATGGGTGGTGGCAAAACCCTTATGCTATAACCAAGAAGGTAAATGAAGTTCAAGCACCACCTGATAGCGTAGGAATGCGTTTCTTTAACGTCTGGGCAGAGGAAGGCAGTAGAAATGATATGTTGTATAGAATGCTTCAAGAAGGCACTGCCAAGTATCTTACAAGGCACAGGAGGGACTGGATACATGTAGATGACGTTGTAAGTGCTATTGGTCATCTTATACCAAGCACTCATACTGGATACATTGATATAGGAACAGGAGAGGAAACATCAGTTCTAGAGTTGGCAGAAGCAATGGGTATGGGACATTTACCTATTAAAGAGGATACACCTGGTGAACCAGACAGTTTATGTGCTGACACAAGAGAGTTGCGTAATTTGGGATGGTTCCCTACAATAAATATTATGGATACCGTGAGGAACAATGGCTGAAGAGAAGTGTGTCCAAATAGGAAATAATCCAGCAGACCTCAATGAACCTGATGGTCAGGACAAGTATACTGTCTGTCATGGTATGGGAACTAGTGAATTAGAATCATGGGGTGAGAAAGATGAAAGTTCCTAACTGGCAGCATCACAGTAAGAAAGAAAAGAAGCGAACGCTAAAACCACAGGCATTGCGTTCTGCAAGAGAAAGACGCAGACAGTTAATAAAGTGTCTACAACCTCCTAATAAGGGGGTTTTTTCATGTAATATAGGTATATACGAAAGGAAATTACATGCCAGTTCAACAAGAAATCAAGTCACAACTAGCGAAGTTGCTTGCTACTGAGGACATTGTAGTAGAGCACAAGCATGTTGAGACAGCACAGTTCAATACCGATACTCGTGTATTGATCCTTCCTATCTGGGAGAAGGCAAGCAACTATGTATATGATATGCTTGTAGGACATGAGGTAGGACACGCACTCTTCACTCCTAATGTGGATCCTCCAAAGCACGTTCCTCATAGCTTCTTAAATGTATGTGAGGATGCGAGAATTGAGAAATTGATGAAGAGAAAGTATCTCGGAATTGCCAAATCCTTCTATAGAGGATATAATGAGATGCATCAAAGTGATTTCTTTGAGATAGAAAATGAAAATATTGATACTCTTAATCTTGCTGATCGTGCTAATCTACATTTCAAGATTGGTTCGTTCCTTCCTATATCTTTTTCAGATGCTGAAAAGGAGATTATCACTCTAATCCAAAATGCCGAGACCTTTACTGAAACCATCGCAGCAGCAGAAGCGTTATATAATTTCTGCAAACAGGAACAAGAATCGAAAGAGCAAGTTTCTGAAGCGAATGAAGGAATACAGTCAGAACTTTTTCCAGAATCCTCTGCAGGTAGTGATTCAGATACTGGGGATAGTGACACTGATAGCACTGGCGATACTGATGCTTCCCTTTCTGACTCTGATAGCAATGCTCCTTTGGAAAGTGGGAACAGTGATATTGATAGTGATTTTAGGGGCAGCGATCCTAGCTCTAATTTAGAATCTTCTAACTTTGATGTTAGAACAGCATCATCATTAAACGATAAGTTGAAGGATCTTATATCAAAGAATTCAGCAGAGAATGTATATGTAGAGATTCCTAAAGTTAATCTTGATAGTGTTATCGTATCTAATGAAACCATTCATAAGATAGTTGATGATCATTATCTTACAGCAGAAGAAAAATATAATGATGTATTAGTAGAAAGATATGGAAAATATGAGAATGTTCCTGAAGGATTAGAATATCTTTATCCTAAAACTACATTTGAGCACCCTGATAGAGAGTATGTTAAATTCAAGAAAGATGCTCAAAAGGAAGTGTCGTATCTTGTTAAAGAATTCGAGTGCAGAAAGTCTGCTTCTGCTTATGCTCGTGCTGCTACTTCTAGGACAGGGGTTCTAGATACAAGAAAACTTCATACATATAAGTTCAATGAAGATCTATTCAAGAAAGTAACTGTTCTTCCTGATGGTAAGAATCACGGTCTAATCTTTATTCTAGATTGGTCTGGATCTATGTCACATGTTCTTCAGGACACCTTGAAGCAACTTTACAATCTAATCTGGTTCTGTAATAAAGTTCAGATTCCTTTTGATGTGTATGCATTTACTAGTGAGTTTAGAAACAGAAATGATGAAGAGTATCGTCGCAGTGCTTATGATAAGATGAAAGAAGAAAAGGTTCAGCATTGTGTAAGAGAGGAAGGTTTCCTTCATGTTGATAGTGACTTTAACTTGATGCACTTCTTTACTAGTGACACAAAGGCTAAAGAACTAGAAAAGCAAATGCTCAATATATGGAGAACTGCTTATTCATTTACAAACCGTACTATTTTTGATTATCCACATCAATTGGTTCTTTCAGGAACACCATTGAATGAAACACTAGTTGCTCTTCATCAGATCATCCCACAATTCCAAGAGAAGAATAATGTAGAGAAAGTTCAGTGTATTGTCCTTACTGATGGTGAAGGTTCTCAACTTCCTTACAATAAGATGGTTGATCGTCATTGGGAAGATGAACCATTTTTAGGGTGTGTTCCTTGTCATGGTGATCGTTCTTTCTTGAGAGATCGTAAACTTGGTAGAACTTATAAACTTCCTGGTTCTTATAGAAAGTTTGCTGATGCTCTTCTATATAATCTTCAAGACAGATTTCCTTCTACTAACTTTATTGGTATTCGTGTTCTTGAAAGTCGTGATGCAAGATATTTCATTTCATCCTATCATTGGGATAATGAAAAGCAATTGAAAGATTGGAAGAAGAATAAGAGTTGCACTATTACCAATTCAGGTTATGATGCATACTTCGCCATCTCTTCTTCAGCACTTTCTCAAGATTCTGAATTTGATGTGGATGATGAAGCAACCAAAGCACAGATCAAAAGAGCATTTGTTAAGTCTCTTAAGACTAAAAAACTTAACAAAAAAGTTCTTGGTGAATTTATTGAACTAGTAGCATGAAGGAATTCAATTATGACCTCAATTACAAGACCCTTGACTTTACAGTTAAGAAAAATCGCAAACTTTATCGCATTGGAAGGGGGGAACAAGGAGTGTTATTGGTACGCCCTTATACTAACCTTATTTGTGCTCATTGGAGATTCAAGACTCCTAACGAGGCAATAGTATCTTCTAATAAGATACATGACATGTATCTTGAGTA